TGGCGTTCACTTCCTAAACCTGCATAATGGAAATCGTTAGTGTTCTTGCCACAATTGCTGGGTCTATTGTTTCTATCGGCGTTATCTATCGTGCTGTTGTTAGACCTATTTTTCGGTGGGCGCAACGACTAGATAAAGCAATCACTACTGTTGAAATGCACATGAAAAATAATGGCGGTACTTCATTGCGTGATGCTATTGACCGCATAGAAAATCGTATTACAAAGCTCGAAGACTACGTAACTAGACCACGATAATCTGATACTGTCGTGAGTCCTATGACAAGCGAAACCATTGAAACACTCCTGTATTTTCTATCTAAAATCCACGTTCCAATCACACAACAGGATCAATTCTTCCATGCTGTGCAACAGTTAGAAGCCTTGCAACACAAGCAAAACAAAGCAGCTTAATCTTCAACTAAGATTGAAACATGACGAACTTTCGTAACCTATTCATGTGTCCCAGCTGTGGACAAATTTGGCTATCGCAAACAGGTCGTTATTGTGTTGAATGTCGCACCGAGGGGGAACCACTTGACGAACCTACAGACGATTGAAGTAAACCCACCTGCGTATCCAATGGCTCTTATCTATTGGGCTGATGCGTGTGGTGGTGACGCAGGCTGGCTAACACTGGATGAAGTAGAAGACGACGGTGAAGTGCTGGTGCAGTCAGTAGGATTTCTTGTGCCTGTTGGTGATCCTGGCTCTAAAGAAAACCATATAACACTGCTACAAAGTATCCATGATGGTGAAGGTATCAACCTGTTTTATATCCCTGTAGCTATGGTCAGAAAAATAATTCTTCTTTCTTCTTGACTTTGATACACCCCTCCTGTACGGTGCAACGCAACAACTGTTACACAGAGAAGGGGAAGTTAAATGACTTTCAATCGTTACCGTATCCACAAAGAACCACATGGTTCACAACCGTGGCTGAATCAGCGTTACATGGACAAGTTCGGCAACCGCCGCATCTCAGCCAGCGCAGCAGCCGCTATCTATGGTCTGCATCCTTTCGTAAAGAAAGACCATTACGCAGCTGAACAACTATCAGGCGTGGCACCAACACCAATACCACCAAACCCTGCAATGGAAACAGGCAACCGCCTTGAAGATACCGTTATCACATGGGCTGGTGACAGGCTCGGTGTTCAATTTGAAACACCCAACGAACTGTTCTGCTACGACACAGACGGTGGGTGCCACCTCATCTCCACCCTTGACGGATGGAACGAAGAGACACGCCACATCCTTGAAGTGAAAACCACAAGCCGTGAGTATTCAGGTACTCTGCCTGACTACTGGCGTATCCAGGGCATCACTCAATACATTTGTGCTGATGCGAAGCGTGTCACGTGGGCAATCTTTGACAACACTTTGCGTCTTACATTGGTTGAGCAGGTCATCACTGAAGAAGAAGTCGCTGAACACATCGAAGCCGTCACTGAATGGTTGAATAGTGTTGAACTGGGCATGACACCATCAGGTGTTAAGTGGTCATATGAAACTATCCAGACTAGGTATCAACGTCCCGTGTCCCGCACCGTCGAGCTACCTGGTGATAGTGCTGAGTTGATTCAACGGTTGCGTCATGTTCGTAATGAACTTGCGTCGTATAAGCAATTAGAAGATGAATTAAAAGCAGAGTTTTGCGAGTTGCTGGGTGAGGCTGACACCGCTATATTGAATGGTGTCACGGTTGCTACGTGGAAGGGACAGAAGCGGGAATCATTTGACTCCAAAGGTTTCCGTGCCGCATATCCCGACCTCGCACGAGATTTTACTAAAGAAGTACAAACACGTACCTTCCTTTTGAAAGGGGAAAAATAATGACAACAGATAACACTCAACAACTACTAGAGGTACTGAATAAGTACGCAGTACCAGACCCAGCGATTGTAGGCAAACTACCCAAGGGCGGAAGTAGCTTGTCCTATGTCGGACACGCAGATATCTGCCGCATTTTAATTTCCGTCGACCCCCACTGGCGTTTAGTACCTATCGCATGGGAGAATGGTCGCCCTGCCTGCAACATCGTGAATGACATGGCAACCATGTGGTTCGAGCTGACACTGCTCGGCACATCCCGTCTTGCTATTGGTTCAGCAAAATCCAACAGCCCCGATCTTGACAAAATTTTGTACGGCGACGCATTACGCAACGGAGCCATGAGGTTCGGAATAAGTCTCAGTCTGTGGACTAAACAGGAATGGGAAGACCTTGACCACAACCCTGCACCATCTAAGCCACGTCCTACAGCCCCCGCTAACGCCCCTGAGCAGGCTCCTAAGCAGTCCAAACCCAAGACCCTAACTCCACTGTCCCAACCACAGATTGACCAGTTTACGGCTGCCTGTGAAACCAAAGGGATCGACCCCAAAGTAGTGGCTGCCAACGCTGGCATCCCAGAAGGCAACCCCTGGATGGAATCACACCTACCAGCCTTACGTTCAGCGTTCAAAGAACTTGTGTCATTTAAGGACGGCGAGTGATGGCTAACAAAAGAACCGTCGATCCTACCGCAACCGAAGCATCAGTAAGAGTTATCGGCATACGAGTAACAGATACCCAGCTGAAACAAATAGCAAAACTATGTGAAGAACGAGGGGTCAAACGATCACAACTTCTTCGTGACCTGGTAAGGCAAGCAGTCGCAGCATGAACGCCAAAGAAATAACTGAACACGGTGCATCTATGTACCGTCGTCGGGGTTGTCGATGCGCAGAGTGCTGTGCAGATATGGCTTCTACACGAAAGAAATACCGCCCGCTTGTCATGTCTAGCGATGTCAGGCTTGACGCTGCACCGTTGATTAACTTCCTTGAACGAAGTGAACAGTTGCAATATGTAGACAAGAAAACCACTGCCCGCTGGCAACGGGTTGGGTTGAGTGTTTACACGGCAGACAAATGGTGTATGTCGTTTGGTGTTCACCCTGTTGAAATCTTTGGACATAACTTCTATAAGGGTTGTTTTGAAAGTGAGATGGTCAATGGATAACGGTATGTGGCAAGAAGCTGTTGATTCCCTTGTTAAAGAGAACAATCGTTTAACAGAAAAGATTATGTTGCTCGAAGATACTAACGCCATGCTCTCATCAGAGTGTCGCCGTCTTGGTGACGAATTGGCTAGGCGCAGTGAGTAAAGCAAAACAAAAAGGAACCGCAGCTGAAACCGCTGTAGTCACATGGCTTAAAGGTGAAGGCTGGATCTATACAGAGCGTCGTGCGTTGTCAGGAAATCTTGACAAGGGCGACATCAACATGGGTGCGCCAGTCGTTATAGAAGTAAAAGATCATAAGACAATTACGTTGTCTGAATGGATGAAAGAATTGAAGGTTGAGATGGCTAACGCCGAGGTAACTATGGGTGCGGTTATCGCAAAAAAAAGAGGGACGATGGATGTCGGAGATTGGTATGCAGTCATGCCTGCCCGTGTCTTCGCTGGTCTGTTAAAGGAAGCAGGATACTAATGAAAGTTAGAGCAATACCAACAGTCGGATTAGTTCGTGCAGAACTTGGATACTTTGCTTCAACAACTGAAGCAGGCAGGCTAAACACTGTTCTGAACATTGCATACGAATACATTGACCAATTAGAAACGGAAATCAAGCATTTGAATTCGGAAGTAAAACGACTAGAGAATGAAGGGCAACAGTAATGAGTGAATACATACACCAGGACGATGCGTACGAATGGCTCCGAGACAAAGAGATTGTGTTCGCAGAGCAAGACTTCGCCAAGGTGCAAGCAGAACGTGACCAGTGGAAACGAACCGCAGAAGCGTTGGCTCGTGAACTAGGTCATGTTGATATTGCTCGCCATGAATACAAAAACCAAGAAGGCGTACCTAGTGAATGATTTTTTCGTAACGGTAATCATGGTCACAGCAGTTTTTCTCTGCGGTGTATTACTTGGGGACAGATACGGTGGCTGGTAACAGCACGTCCGACGGGTCACGCTGGTCATACCAACTAACCGTTGCCGAAGAAGCCATCTGCGCCAGAGTCGGGTGGCTACGTCAAGAACCCATGCTCGGACAACCACACCGCAACATAAACTACTCCGAAGGTGATGTTTGGGAATCTTTACAACACATGATCTGTGCAGGAAGTGAACTAGCTTTTGCCCGCATGATGGGCATGAACGAATTCGAACCTCACGTCAATAAGTTCAAGAGTGCATTAGATATTCCTGGCTATGGAGAAGTTCGTTATGCGTTCCCACGTGGGTTCCCTGCAACTTATGGTCAAATAAATGGTCTACGCATGACCATCCATGATGATGAGACATTGAAGTACGCACTTGTAATTGGTGGTCTAGCAAAACGTACACGGCGGGTAGCACCTGACTGGTTGGGTGAACCGTATGTTGCTGTCGGTTGGTTGTATGGACATGAAGCGAAGCGTGACGAGTGGAAGTTCAATGAGAAAACCTGGTATGCGCCAGTCAATGCACTAAGGCTTTTGCAGTAGCACTGCTAAACTATTTCAATCCGTTACACAGTACCTAGTTGGGAGAACTATGACACCTAAATGACCTATCCCCTGAACAAAGGAGAACCATGCGTATACGCATCCTCACAACAATCATTGCCCTATCCCTACTATCAGCGTCCCCAGTCCACGCATCCACAACGGACAAACATTCTCACCGTAAATACCACGGTCTGATGTCAGATTATTGGTACGACAGGCTCGCCTCCTGCGAAACGGGCGGCAATTGGGAACACTCCACTCGCTCCTACACAGGAGGACTTGGCATCGCACGAGGAACCTGGCAACGCTGGTCGAATAGCAGCAGTGCCAAAGGCAAAAGCCCCCGCTACCAAGTACAGATAGCTGACAACATTGCTTTCCTGGGTCACACCAAAGACGGAGTATTCAAGCATCCCGTAGGTGTCCACGGCTGGGGTTGTGTGCGCAATACACCCGAACTCAACAGCCTCATATGCCAATCGAAGAACACGAAAGTATATCGCAAACGTAGAAACTGCTAATGTTTTACACAGGACAAGGGGAAACCTGTGGACACTGTGACATACAAAACCAGCCAACGATTCTGGAAACAAGTAAACATCCTCACCCCCGAAGAATGTTGGGAATGGCAAGGCTCACTACGAGGCGACAGCTACGGACAGGTGTACGCCAACAAAAGACACCGAGCCGCACATCGGTTCTCATTCTTCCTAGCTAACTACTACTACCCGCCAGTTGTACGCCACAAATGTGACAACCGAATCTGTGTAAACCCCAATCACCTAGAAGGTGGCACACAGACAGACAACATGAAAGACGTAGTGGAAAGAGGCAGACATTTCTATGCCAACAAAACACACTGCCCCAGGGGACACGAATATGACGAAGCAAATACCTACAACAAACCAAACGGATCACGAGAATGTCGAGCCTGTCGAAAAGCAAGAAAACTTCTTGACATTGACACACCCCACCTATAACATGAACGCAATGAAGGGCATCTCGCCGAAACAACACTGGCACTGTCCACGCTGCCAAATAGCTGTGACCACCTACATAACCCTCTCAACCCCACCACAACACCGTTGCGTCAAGGCTGCGAACAAAAATAAACCATTACAACCCTTGGAAGGGGACAACAATGAGTAACCACATCACCGTACACGGCAAGATAGGTCAAGAACCAGAGATGCGATACACAGGTAGCCAAATGGCTGTCATCTCATTCTCAATAGCAGACACCTACGGCAAAGACGACAAGAAGAAAACGACATGGCACAACATCACCGCCTTCGGATCACTTGCTGAAAACTTTGCCAGCAGCGTGTCAAAAGGGGACACCGTGATCGTCACTGGACGCCTTGAACAAGAAGAGTTCACCAAGAAAGACGGCACCAAAGGCAAGTCAATCAAGATTATTGCCGACGAAATTGGTGTGTCACTACGTTGGAATGTCTGGATCAAAGACCAGACAAACGCCACGATGGCACAAGTTGGGCAGATCTTTCCTGGCGCATCCGTTCAGGCAGCTGACGACTTTTTCTAATGGCAACACCACTATCTTTTGATGAGTGGATGAAGATTGGGGTCACGCAAGGATTTGCGGGGGCTCCAATCTGTTCTACCCACGATGGCATACCCATGTCGTTAGAAGAAGAAGAAGAGTTCGAAGACGGTGGCGACCCATGTGTCCATGTTGTTCGCCTCTACGAAACACTGGAGATCAAGGCAGCTGTCGAAGAGAACCATTCACCATCGATCTGGCGCAACAAATACGGTGCAGAGTGACACCGATAGGTATCTGTGACCACTGCGGAACAGTAACCCTTGCTCTCATACCACCACCAGATAGCGAAACAGAAGGTTGCCCTTGCCTATGCCATGAAGCACGACGGCAACGTGAGATCGAGCGCAACACCCCCAAGAAACGGGCAAGAAAAAAATGAGAGATGCGTGGTACGACAAAGCAAACTGCAAAGGCGCACCGTCAGAGATTTTCTTTCCTGAAATACTTAGCGGTGACGTACGGGATTTTTATTGGAAACCAGCACGAGATTATTGCGCTACCTGCCCTGTCATTGACGAGTGCTTGAAGTTTGTACTTCCATTCGAAGAAGCAACGGGACGTCGTAACGGGTTTTGGGCGGGGATGACCCCCAGACAACGTGACCAGCACGTGTACTACCAACAACGGGTAAAGCCCTAGCCGTCAGGAAGGGATACCGACGACTAGGGCAGACTGATTGTACCAGAATGTTAGTAAAGTTGTTTTATGCTGTACGTTTGTTTGTAGTACAGCGAGCATGACTGTGCTGCTTGTTCTGCCAGGTCAGGTGATCTGAACTTTTGTGCGTAGCGAGCTGAAGATGTCCACCCCCATACTTCTTCCCATTCATACCTGAAGTATTTATTGGTCGAGCCGAAGTCCAATGATCCCAGTGTGATAACCCAACGGTGTTGTGCGGGTGGTCTGGTGTGGCGTATTCTCCATGACCGTAAACGGCGTAAGACATTGCGCACTAGAACGGTTCAGTGTGCCAGTAGTCAAGGTCACGCCCTGAACAGACGGGGCATAGGTCAGCGGGTTCGCCTACCTCCACGTCATAGAACCATCCGTTCTTGAACTCTGCCACCCGTGCATCTGTGGCGGTGCCATGGCGGGGTGTTGATTGCGCTTCGCACTTGTCACAGATCAGAGAGATATGCAGGCTCATCGGTTGTACTCGTTCACTGAGCTAATCCAGCACCAGCCAGCCAAACCCATGAGGATGAGGCTCACCAGAAATGAGGACTCCATTGTGTAGAACGAAGCGAGACAGAACACCATGCCACTGAATGACCGTGCCTTGTAGTTCATCTGTCGTGGTGCCTGTCCTAGCCTGTCTCTGACCAGCTGAGTGCGGGTACGTACATCTAGCGGTCTGTCCCATGATTTCACTGCGGGATGGTTAGGTGAATAGCGTTTCATAGTGTTTGTTCTTCTGCTTTGATAAGTACGGATAGTTGTTCGGTAGTTGTAACTGATGACAGTCTCCCGACCAGTATCTCTATTGCGTTTTCTTTTTTACGCATAATTGTGGCGAGTTTGTTTTCTAGTTCGACTCGGTTCATTTCTTCAACAAGCTTTTCTTCTGCTTCATGGTCTGACGGGAAAGTGTCATTTTCATCACACGTGTATCTCCATATCTTGTCGTCACCCGTAGCTTCCATATCTGCCCACCCCGTAGACGTTGCGGTAATTGTACGTCCACAATGAAAACACTTTGTTGTTTCTTTTTTCATTCCACTTCCTCAATCATTGTGTCAATTATTGCGTCAGATATCCATTCAGATATGTTTTCCCCGCTGAAGTAGAAGGCGTCAAACTCGGCGCACACTTTGCCCCATTGGATATCGGTGAGGGGTTGATACGCATCATCAAATGTTTCTTGTGTCCACCACAAGGCGCACACCTCGGAACCTTCGGGCAGTTCTTGTAGTTTATAAATTAGGTCTGATGCTTTCATTTCTTGATCCCTTTGTTTAGTTTCTTGATTGCTTTAGTGATTGTTTCGGTTAGACGCTCTTCGTTGGGTGCGTACTCTTCGTCACCAATGTAAGAACGGCTCCACGTTTTGGATGCTGGGTCGTAGAGGGTACCGTCAGTGAATATCTCTGACTCGGTTTCTCCGTCCATACCCCACTCTCCCGTGTCGGTGTCGTGTGTGATTAGGTAGTGATGAATCATGCTCCTGGCTCCATCTCTTCAGCGGTCATAGCAAAGTCACGGTAGTTAGTTGGGTTCGACTGTGC